ATAAAATTGATGAAGGTTACAAGGAACTATTGGAAAGTGGCGCAGCTATAGAAGATGCACGTGGTATTTTGCCAACTAATATTCATACCAATATCTGCATGACTATCAATATGCGCAATTTCATTAATCTTACTAGGAAACGTGTCTCATTAAGGGTGCAAAAAGAATATCGTGATGTTATGCAGGCTATGATAATGGAAGTTGAGCGCGTTTATCCTTGGTTTTACATCTTTTATAAAAATGATGAAGCACAAGCAAGACGTGATTTACAAAATTTGATTTATGACAATCAAAATTTAACTTCAGAAGAAAAATCTGCTATGATAAAGAAGTTGGATATAATAGTAAGTGAGATATAGAATGTTCATAGTAGTTGACATAGATCATACATTGAGTAATGCGTTCTGGCGCGACAATAAAATAGGTGTTGTGCCTTGGGATGAATATTATTCAGAAGGCAAACATGATAAACCATTTCCTAAAATGAAAACATTAATTAATGCTCTTACTAAAAATGGAGATTTAGTAATTGCAATAACTGGTCGTCCAGAAAAATTTAGAGGATTGACAATTGATTGGCTTATAAAAAATGATATATTAGTGCATGATCTTATCATGCGCCCAGACAATGTTTTTCTAAAAAATTGGGAAATGAAAGTAAAATTATTAACAACATATTTCAATAATTCTTTTGATACAATAGGATTCATAATAGATGATAATGAAGAAACTATTTTAAAATTTAACGAATTGGGAATATCTACACTACAAGTGAGGAATATCCCATGAATGAAAGAACTCCAAGAACACGTGCTGCCATAGATATGGCAAACAAAGCCATAGATATTCTAATAGAAAGAGGCAAGTCGTATGACAACAATGTACTTGAAAAACATGCTTCTGTTGAAATAATGCTAATTCTTTATCCAGATGGCTCGCCAATTTTTCATGATGATATGGTACGCTACAAGTATATTTTTCATATAGTCGAAATCATTTGTCGTTATCGACGAAATGGAAAAGAAGATAATTTATTGGATCTCGCAAACTACGCTTTCTTGTTGGCAGCTTTCGACAAGGAAGGTGTGTGATGGACCTTCGTGACTATCAACAACAGGCGCGCGCCTTTGCCTTCTATCCAAGTCAAACTCAAATGAAAATTGGATTAATTTATAATGCTCTCAAAATGTCTGGAGAGATAGGAGAATTTAATGACAAATTAGGTAAGTGTATTAGCGATAAAAATGGTATTATAAATGATGAATTAAAAGAGGCGCTCCTAAAAGAATTGGGAGACATCTTGTGGCATCTCACTAGTTGCGCGGACGAATTGGGCGTGAATCTTGATTATGTAGCAATGAGAAATCTGGGTAAACTTGCTGATCGTATGAAAAGAAAGACACTCTCAGGTGATGGAGACAACAGATGAAAACTATACCAGATATTACTCGTGATACATATGATTCATATATAGATCCGGCAACTGGTCTAATTAGACTAGATGATAAAGATGATAGAGAATACAGGCAATGTTTATATTCACATCTATTAAACATGTCAAGTGATCTTCAAATAATTAAAGAAATGTATAATGATATTGGTAGAGCAAAACCACCTGATCATGCTTTGAAAAGAGCTAAGAAAGAAGGAATAGATAAATTAGAATGGCAAAGAAGAGTTCTCAATAGTGTGGTAAAAATAGAGACACCAAAACCACAAACAGAAATAGAAGCTTTTCGTGAGAAAAAGGAATCGTTACACGATAAAAATCAAGTACCAATATATGGCGCCTTTTTAAAGAAGTGAGAAACAATGCTGGCTCTTGTCATCGACACAGAAACAACTGGTCTAATAGATAATCCAGCAAGGAGGCTAGCGATTCAGCCTGAGATAATCTCATTTGCTAGCCTCAATGTGACTCTTTCAGATGGAGATATATTTAATGAATACTATAGAGTATTTCAACCTAAAAAACCCGTAAGTGCTGAAATCACAAAAATCACAGGCTTTACCAATTCTATATTGGCAAATGCGCCATCTATTGAAGATTATTTAGATGATATAAAAGAACGTATTGAAGACGCTCCAATATTAATAGGACAGAATATTCAATTTGACATAAATATGGTAAATCTTGAATGCCAACGTTACGATAAAGTAATCAAATGGCCCATGAGTATTGATCTTGTTCAACATGCTATTTATTTGAGAGGTTATCGTTTAACTCTAACAAATCTTCATATTGAATTATTTGGTACAACTTTCCCTGAGGCGCACAAAGCACTTGAGGATGCTAGAATAACAGCTAAGTGTGCTATTGAAATGCACAAGCGTGGGATACTATGAAGTCAGAATATAGCTTTAATCATGTATATGGCAAACTTGAAGACGTACACAAGCGTGCCTTGGAGCTAGGCTTTACTTCATTTCCTTTAGATGACATTATGTCTACTTTTGGATTTGTCAAGTGGGATTCACTATGTGAAAAGGCTAATGTCAAGCCCATATTTGGTGTCACACTTGGTGTGAGCGCGCAACTAGGGCAAAAGCGCCCAGCAACGTCATATTTCACTTTTTTTGCAATCAATAAGTTGCGCACCATTAATGAGCTTATCGGTCTTGCTACTGGAAAAGCAGGACATTATCCATTATTAACATATGAAGAGACAATAAATCATAATTCAAATGAAGTAATATCAATTACTGATAGTAAAGTACAACTTGGAAGAATATGTCCACATGCTAACTTTTATATTGCGCTTAATCCTGCTACTTCCATTGGGTTATTCCGTGAAGCAAAATCAAGAAATTATCAGTTTATTGCTCATATTGATAATCGCTTCACTTATCAATTTGATAGATTAACATATCATACATTAATCAAAAATGCAGAAGAAAATCCGTATCCACAATGGCTATTAGGTGATGAAGAATGGCGCAAAAATCTTCCATATATAGTAACAGATGAAGAGGCGCAAGATGCAATTGATAATCGTAACAAAGTATTTGAACAATGCAATGCAAAGTTACTAAAAGCTGAAGTATTCAAACCGAAGGATTCATATTCTTTACGTGACATTGCACTGCAAGGCGCAGAAGAATTGAATGTGAATATGAACGATCCAATTTATGCAGAACGATTTGAAAGAGAATTAAAAATGATTGAAGAGAAAGGTTACTCAGATTATTTCTATATTGTTTCTGATCTCGTAAAGTATGCTAAAAGCAAAATGATTGTTGGTCCAGGCAGGGGATCATCTGCCGGATCATTAATGTGTTACCTAACTGGCATTACAACTATAGATCCAATTAAATACGGACTTTTATTTGAAAGATTTATCGATGTTACACGCAAAGACTTACCTGACATTGATCTTGATTTCTCAGATCAGAAGCGCCACTTAGTGTTTGATTACTTGGGAGAGAAATATGGATCAACTCATGTTGCGCACCTTGGAACAGTTTTAAGGTTCAAAGCTAAGTCTATTATGAATAAAGCAGGCATGTCTTTGGGAATACCGAAATGGATGTGCGATGCTGTCGCTGATACTTTGATTGAAAGATCATCGAAAGATTCAAGAGCGCAACAGACATTTGAGGAAACATTTTCAGCGACAGACTTGGGAAAAAAACTTGTTTCAGAATATCCAGAAATATCTACTGTGTATGAAGCTGAAGATCACGCTTCTAATGCAGGATCACATGCTGCCGGAGCCATTATTACGAATGATGAGATAGTGGATTATGTAGCGATTGATAATCGCACTGGAACAATTATGGCAGATAAAGACGATTGTGAGAAATTAAATCTTCTCAAAATAGATTGCCTTGGATTGGCACAATTATCTATTTTTGAGCGTTGCTTAGAGTTGATAGGAGTTCCTCCTAGAAATGGTTTTTTAGAAGAACTCCCATTAGATGATTTAGATGCATTTGAAGTTCTTAATAAGCGACAGTATTCAGGTATATTTCAAGCTATGGGCAAAAGTCTACAGATATTGTTTAATATGATTAAAACTGATAGATTGGACGATCTAATTGCAATTACTTCACTCAGTCGTCCAGGTCCAGTTGCATCTGGTGGCGCAGTTAGATGGTGTCGTAAACGATCTGGAACAGAAAGAGTTTCATATCTACATCCTTTGTTAGAGCCATATCTATCGGAAACATACGGAGAAATGATATATCAAGAACAAATTATGATGATTGCGCGCGACATAGGCAAAATGGGTGTACGTGACGTTCATCACATTCGTAAAGCTATGTCCAAATCTATGGGCTCTGTAGAAATGAACAAAATTGGCGAGCCATTTAAGGCTATAGCCAAAGATACATTAGGTGAAGAAATAACAGATAGATTATGGGGGCAAATGATTCAATTCGGTGCTTGGGCTTTTAATAAAGCTCATGCAGCCTCATATGGAGTCATTACTTATTATTGCTGTTGGCTAAAGGCATATTATCCAGTTGAGTTCGCAGCAGCAACGTTGGATTCAGAAAGTGATCCGCTGCGCCAATTGTATCAGCTTAGAGAGTTAGCAGTTGAAGGTGTAGAATATAAACCAATAGACGCAGATGCTTCAACAGATAGATGGTCGATTAAAATTGAGAAGGAAAAGAAAATTTTAGTAGGCCCATTGAACAATATCAAAGGGATCGGGCCTGTTACTGTCAAAAAGATAATGGATGCGCGCATTAGTGGCGCGCCACTAACTCCTTCCATCAGGAATAAGTTAGCTTTAGCTCAAACAAAAATTGATAGTTTAACTCCAATTCGTGATGCGATCAATAAACTACATCCAGATTTGACTAAGATTAATATTTTTAGTAAGCCAGTTCCAATTTATACATTATCAGCAGGAATGCCAGGTAATTTTATGATATTTTGTTTAATTAAACGTATACAGCCCAGAGATCTAAATGACTTACAGTCATTAGCGAAACGAGCCGGCCGTAGAATTGAAGGACAGTCTTGGGTGTTGCGCCTCTTTGTTAATGATGATACAGACGAGATACTTTGTCAAATAGATCGACATGACTATCTGACAGTTGGAAAAAAAATCGAAGAAATTGGTGGACAAGGTGATGCGCTCTATGCAATCAAAGGAACAATACCAGATACATTTAGAATGATAAAAATTACTCATATCAGATATTTGGGCAAAATATCAGATTTAGAAGCGAAAAAGATCAAAATTGATCTATTCGCTCCTGTTGAACCAATCGTCGTAACTAAACTCCACTACATAGCTGGAGATATAGAGGGAGAGTAATGTGAGAACAGTAACACTAGAATACGCATATCAAACAGCCAAAATCAAACTTTATAGAAAACAATGGCTATATTTATGGGATTTGGTACAGAAAGCTGAAATTGAACATATAGGAACTTTTTGTAGAGAAATAAGAGTTTCGTATCAAGCATTTAATACATGGGAAAGACTCGATATTCAGCCTTCTATAGTTGTGGTTAATAGAATTATTGAATATTTTTCATCAAAAGGAATAATGGCAGATTTTAATAAATTACGACATAATCCAGCTTATCTTAAGCGTGAAATTAGACATCAAGAACAAAGAATTAAAGATGCTGGAAATATATTAATTAGAGGTGAAATTTTATCTATAAATGATGAAGATCAAGAATCAACATCTAAACACTAGAAAGAAAAATTTATGAAAATAGTAGCTGAGAGCGGACACTTCACTATTCATGGGCCCTTTCCGATTGAATTCTTAAAGACCTTGTCAATATTAAACGGGCGTAAGATTTGGTCACAATCTAAATATGTGAGAGTTGATGGATCACCTTGGAATAGGCGAAGATTAATTGATAGTGGCTTTCCGCTAGAATGGGAAGAGATAGGTCATGATCTACAAGAAATGGATAATATCAAAAAGCTTTTAGAAGATTACGGTAAAGAAATTATACCAATTCAGCATAATTATCACCCTAAATATGAGCTAAAAAAGCATCAAACAGACGCGCTTAATCTTTCATGTCATCGTGATTTATTTGCATATTTCATGGAAATGGGCTTAGGCAAGACTGCGCTTACTATTGCCAATTTTTGTATCCTATTTATGGAAGGAGAAATTGAAGGTGTCCTTATCATTGCGCCTAAAGGTCCACATAAGCAATGGTTAGGAGAAGAAATCCCAAAACATATTGATCCTAATGTTCCATTAAATACTACACTTTGGACTGCTGGAAAATATTATTTGTCTGAGGAATTAAAAGTTCCAGGTAAATTGAATATTCTTTCTATGAACATAGATAGTATCAACACTGAATCTGGAGCATTCTTAGTCAATCAATTCATAGCTTTGTTTAGGAATAAACTTTTTATGGTTTTAGATGAATCGCACAAGATTATGAACTATGGAGCGCAAAGATCAAAAATGGCAATTGATCTTGGCAAACTTGTCAAATATAAGAGAATACTGACTGGAACTCCTTATGGTACAAGCTTAGTCAATATTTGGTCTCAATTTATGTTCCTTGATTACAGAATTATTGGCATAAATTATATCACAGCATTCAAGGCGCGCTACATGGATATCAATCCATGGACAGGGAAGCCTGAAGAAAAGAACGTTGAAGAATTTTATTCTCTTATTGCACCGCATATGTTTCGTGTCACTAAGAAAGAATGCCTTGATTTGCCAGATAAGATTTATGCCACTAAACTTTATTCCTTGGGTAAAGAAGCTATGAAGCATTATGAAGATATCAAATATGCTTTTATGACAACATTATCTACTGGAGAAGAAATTTCTCCAGCTAACGCACTTGCACAAATGGTGCGCCTCCAACAGATTTGTTCAGGTTTCTTACCTCGCTTAGATGAAGAAGGCAACATAAAAGGAATGAATGTATTTACTTATGAGCGCGCTGAAGTTGCGCTCGATATTGTAGAACAAGTTGATGGGCCAGTAATTATATGGTGTCGTTTTATTGAAGATATCAAATCTCTAAAACATGTATTCAAAAAATTCCACAATCAAATAGCAACGTTTGATACAATAAAAGATTTCCAACAAGATCGCTGTAGATTTTTATTTATGAATCAAGCTAGAGGTGAAGGTTGGAATTTACAAAAGAAAGGTGGATTAACTATGATTTATTACAATAATAGTTTCAATTATATACATCGTGTTCAATCTGAAGATCGAGGACATAGAATGGGAATGGAAGGAGCATTAACAATATTTGATATTTGTGCTGATAAAACTATTGATGTCAAAGTTACAGATAATCTCAAAAATAAAAAGGATATATCAACTTTTGTATTAGATGACATTAGACAGATGATAATTAATTGAAATTATACATATCAAACGTGTGAATGAAATTTTTTAATTTTCAGCTTGCGTTTAGTGCGGAAGTATGCTATGTGTAAAAAGTACGCTGGAAGAAACCAGCAATACCAATGAGGAAACAGAATATGCCAAGTAAACTATATCAGGTACGCTATACGGTTGGCGATAAGACCGTAGCTCACGAGCACTATACTGAAAAGGGAGGCAAAGCGGACGCAAAGCAATTGTCCAAGGCTATCGGGAACGCTATGATGGGCGAACTCGACGTTTTGGATGACGGTGCCAGAGTAATGGCGCGCGTCTGGGAATTCACTGGCGGTGAAATGGGCAAGCCTATCAAGCGTGAAGGCCCGCCTTCTCCAGTTGAAATTCTCAAATCGGCAGAAGATACCAAACTGTCGGATGTACCGGCAGAGAAGAAGCCCAAGGCGCCAAAAATGACCGAAGCTGAAAAGCTTGCCAAAAAGCGAGCTGACGCTGAGGCTATTATAGCAGCGATTGACTCTGGCACTTATGTTGCGCCAGTTCGCGGTCGCAAGGCTGGCAGTGGCGCACCAAAGACGCCCAAAGACGACGCTGAACGCGTCAAGAAACTCGTGGAAGACCTCAAGTGCTCTGAGAAAGCGGCGCAACTTATCACGTCCGCATCTCTCAATGCAAATGGCCGACGCACACGAGCAGCATTGGTAGTCATCGACAATCCAGGATCTATTCTGGCTTCAGAAGTTGCGGCAAAACTCAATGCTTCTGGCAAGGAAGATCGTGTTCTTGATGTCACCGATGTGATTTCGGCAGTCAATCATGTTAACTACAAGTTCAGCAAGGTACAGATGCCTTGGGCAATTCTCGCCAAAGAAAAAGAAAATGGCGACAAGAGCTTGAGCTTGGTTTCTGTCAAGATCGAATACGGCGAGGCGCCAGAGGAAGCTCAAACTGCGCAAGCTGCTGAGTAATCAATCTGCCGCTAACTGAAAATTAACCCGTAGCTTTGAAAGCTACGGGTTAATTTTTGTCAAAAGGAGATAGATGATGCGGCAAAAGATACCATATTCTCCACTAGAATTAAAAATTCTAGAAAATATTCCTGAAAATGGACAAAGAATAAATACTCTTGAGCTTGTCAATAGATGCTATTTCCGTAATTGGATACCAAGAACAGCTAGGCAATCAATATTAGATACTGCCAATAATTTGATTTCAAAATCAGACGAAAATAATGAAGATTGGGAGATATTTAGAAGTAAAGCAAGAGGTAATCAACCCATACAATTCTGGAAGGAAACCAGGAAAAGAAGAAATCACAAAAATGGACGAAAATAACTACACAATGGAGGCTACAATGAACATGACAAATCAAGGTAAATACGGTGACGAAGCAAAAATTCTTTTGGAGAGAACTAGCGCATTAGCTGCATTGGCTATAGTCATTGGAGGTGATAGAGGAACAGGCTGGGCAATTCGTTTAAAATTGCCAGAACTTTTACCAAGAGTACCTGAATTGCTTAGGAGCCTTGCAAATGAAATCGAAAATGGAGGCAAAAAAGATGAGCGAACGAACTAAGAGAGAAGAACTTGATATTGAATTTGTATCCGACATGGTAATACACTTCGATCCAGAATGCTTACATTGTATGATTTTGGCTGCAATGGCACAATTTGCCAATAGTACTGATGGAAGAATGGAAGTCCATCATTCGATACATTCACTAATCGCTGTAATAGATCAAATTACTAGTAATGTAACGAACTCAAAAGATAGAAAAGATTTGGAAGACTTTACAATTAGTGAGTTTAGAAGATTAGGTTTCAATTGGATGCGCGTTGAAGGAGGAAAACAATGATTGACATAGCCAAAGTCAAAGAGGCGCTGCTACGTGAAAAAACAAAACACGGATCACCACAGGAATTCGCTCCTGCATCTGATCCATGGATTATTATAGAAGCGCTCGGAGAATTATTGGCAGATCATTTTCCAGAATCATCTTGGCAAAATATTTGGCCACTTGGAACTTATGTGGAAAAATCTAGAGGCTCTATGTGGCGCGGCTATGTACGTGGATATTATTCAACTTCATATACGCCAAGAGGCTATGTTGTTGAAAGTATTTATGAGACAGGATCAGTACAACTTTATCCAGAACATGCACTTGATCGCAAACTTGCACCAAAATATGAGGAATGAAAATGGCAAATGTTAGATTGAATAAGGAAGAATTGGAACAACGTTCTGCTAAAATAATGGATAATATGAAACAAATCATAAAGACATGTATTATTGATGGAAGTGATTTAGGTACTGCATATGCTGAAGACGATCTTGCTATTGTTATCAGCGCATCATTAACAGGAGTAATTGAATCACTTTCAAATCTTAGCCCAACTTTATTTGATAAGGTTAGAAGATTGACAGTTAGAGAATTATTCACAATTGGTATTCATTATGATAGAAAGGATTGAAAATGCCACATCCACTAACTGTAATAATCCGCGGCCGATCCGGCCGATAACCCTATTTTACGAAAACTCATGTGCTTCTAAGCTATTGTTTTTATTACGAAATTAGCGCTGAAAATTTCGCTTGTAACGCTTCCCGATATAGCATATAAGGGAAGCGTTACGGGCGCTTACAGACCGCCTGTGAAAGATGAGAAATGACAAGAATAACAAAAGAACAAATGAGATTAACGCACAAAATTATAGTTACAAATGCATATGAAAATAAAAGAGAAAAACCTGATTTCCTCTCTAAAGTTGATTTTAAACATTTTAAAAAATTTGGTTGCATAAAATGTCTATGGTGTAAAGAACATTTTATCAAACATCGTAGTGATCATAATTATTGTTCAACTAAATGTAGAGTATACCATTTTAGAAAAGTTGAAAGGAAACAAAATGTCAAAGTTTGAAATAGATCAAACAGTGTCATGTTTGTTTCAAGGAACAATAATATATGCCATTAATAGAGGTAATGAAGAAACATTATATTATGTTCAATTTAATGATACATGCTTTCTTAAAAAAATTCATTGCTTAAATGAAGAAAAAATAACATTAAGTAATCAATATGAAAAAAGAAAATTGAGAGATCAAATTTCTAAATTAGAAATTCAAATTGAAAAATTAAGAGATGAAAATAAACGACTTAAACAAGAACTCAAAAAAAGTTTAGACCTATTTGGATATCCAAAATGAATTCTTTAGGCACTTTGCCCATATAGAAAGGTAAGAGAAATGACTACGAATAATGACAGACTTGTAATAACATGGCAGAAAGATACTTCTGCCACTGAGGCATTTAGCTTCACCAGTCTAGCGGCTGTTAGAGCACAATATGGTCTTGGCAGTCCAGAAACTAAAATTGCACGTGGGTTCTTTACAAACTTTCCACATAACACAATAACGTTTATCCGCTATGGCATGGGGCAGCGCCCTCATCTTATTGGTGGTAACATCAACAATCTCCAACTTGCCGATCTACAAAATATTACTGGAACGCTCGATGTTACATTGAGTATTCCTAATGGACCAATCTTCAATTATGCAGGAACGGTTGATCTGTCCAGCGCCACTAGTTTCGCCAGTGCTGCGGTATTGATTGCAAATGCGCTTAATGCGCACTTGCCAATTGCTGCCACAACAACTGGCGATACACTAACAGCAAAGTCCTTGACGTTTCAAGGATATGTTACACCAGGTCAAACATCGCACCTGTTTATAACTGCTTTGGATGCAAACAATGATCCGATTGTACCTGGTGGACTAGTGTCAGGATTGAATATCGCTCCTGGTGCGCAAATTATCAGCCAACTTAACTCAACAGAACCAAACGGAGAGTTAGGTGGAACTGGAGAATATGATTTATTCTCCTTTAAAGGTGGTGGAACAACAGCTGGAACATTTTTAGGAACTAACCCACTAACTAACTCTGGTACAATTAGTGAGACTTACGGATTACTAAGTGTTGGAGATGTTATTGCTGGACAACTTACGGTAGGTGAGCGTATTCAGCCTACTAAGACTAACGGCATTCCACCACTCACTGCAATTGCAGATCAAGCACCAGATGGAATAAATTGGATTATAAACAATGCAGTGAATGCTTCTGGATCATTTAATATGACAGCACCTGGACTAGACTCGCAAGCCCAAACAATTATCGGTACTCGAACTGGAACAATAACGAACGAGTATTTTGATCTTCAACCAGACGGGCATTATGGGTATAATTTTAATCCATCAATAATTAGTGCAGTAACTGGTACTGCTGCGCATGATCTTGGCTTATCAGCAGATGCTGGTGCAATTTTATCTTCGCCAGGAGGGGCGCATTTCTCTATTGCTGGCTATATGGACAGAATTATCCATACATATACTGACCAAAATGGAGCGCCGATCTCATTCGGTACATTTCAGAGTGAAGAGCCTAGATTGGATCCGTTGTTCCAAGCTTGGACTACAACACAAGCTGGACGTGGCTATACATTCCTAACATAATCATTTGGAGCGCCACACGCGCTCCTATTTGGCAATTTTAGAATAGCTGGAGGGTTTCTCAAAGACGGGGACGTGTAATGGCATTTACGCTCTCATGGATACCGCATCTACCATTTTCTGCCACAGAAGCACGTATGTTTGCGTCAAATGGAGCGCTCTTTTGTGGAACTGGTAATTGGCATAACAATATTTCAGGTCAAGGACCACAAATTATTAGACTTAATTCTCCAGGAGGTAATTGGGAAATAGAACAAACATTTGATCCTGATACAATAGCAGTTGCATGTTTACATGAAATTCATTTTCCAACAGCTAATATCAATACACTCGTATGCGGATTTTTTGGTAGAGCATATGTTGGTATCAAAAATAATGGATGGAATTTAACACGAGTCGGAGAAGGTGGACAAATCCGCAGTTTTGCTGCGCATATTGATAATAGAACTGGTGTTAATATGGCATTTGCAGGTCAAAATGAAGGAATTTTTTCCGGCGTGTATGATGCTGTTCTTCCAGGAGAAATTCAATGGACTGTTGTTCCAGAACTTAATATTAAAGGTCTACCACTAATGGCTGGAGGACATCCAGAAAGAGTAATGTCATTTGCAGAAGTTAATGGTGTTCTTCATGCAACTGTAGGCCAAAGACTCTATCGTCGCAATGATGGACATCCATCTAGTTGGACAGAAGTTTGGAAAAATCCGATACCTGGAATATCACAATCTGGATTGCGAGGATTAACATCAATTAATGGCAACCTTTGGGCATGTGTTGAAGGAACACAATCACGAATAATCAAATTCGCTCCAGGTACATATGAAGCATTTACAGAATTTGATTTATCTGGTCCACAAAATTTCTATATAATTGGCGCATATAATAACATGTGCGTCGCTAGTTTGAATGGATCACAAGTAATATTATGTGGAATAGATGCCGGAGCTGATGCGCCAGCGCACTATGTTTGTTTATATCAAGGAAACTGGAGAAGAATTGCTATTCCAACGCTTGCACCAAAGCCAATGAGATCATGCAGAACGATTATATTATCTCCATTTAATAATACTGATGTTTACTATGGAGGTTTTGATTGTTACAAAGATAGGGAACATGATACAGCTTGGATCGTAAGATCAACGCTACAAGATGCCGTCCAAGGAGGATAAGATGGCTAATAAACCGCAAAAATCAAAAGATCCGTTACAATTTCAATATGACGAATTGAAAAAGAAATATGATGATTTAGAAAATGAAAATAGATTACTCAAAGATTATGCAATGGAACTCAAAAAAGAAATAGAAGTTTATGAAGAAAGAATCAAAAATCTCAATAAGAGGATTCCAAAAGATCTCTTCAGCTAAAAGATGGAAACAATGGGCACGCGCCTTAGTAGAGTGTTAAAACTTGAAACTGAATTAGCATGTTGGAGTATCCAAACTACACGAGATAAATCTGGACAAAGACGACTTAAAATAAGATGTGATTGTGGTAAAGAGGATAATTGGTTTAATTCAACGTTAGATGAGGCAACAGAAGCAGTTACTCATTTTACAAAAAAAGGGTGGCTATTCAAACGCAAAAATCCAACTTTCTGTTCGCCAGAATGTATGAAAGCTGCAAAACTGGAGAAAGAAATCGTGGTTCAAAAACCTACTTTACCACCTCCTCCAAAACCACAAACTACAACGGCTATCCCTGTCGCGCCAATTCCAGCAATTGGCTCTGACATAAGATTGACGCTTCGTGTAGGAGCAATGATAGAAGATCATTTCAATCGCGATATACGACGTTTCCATGACAATTGGTCAGATGAGCGCGTTGCCAAAGAAAGCGGCGCGTCACTTGACTTTGCTATCAGAGTTCGTAAGGAAGCTTTTGGAGAGCTTGCACAAGATCCAGCAATTAGCAAGCTACATGAAGATGTAGTAGCGATCAAAGATCTTCTGGATCAAGAAAATAAACGCCATTCTGAATGGCGCTCTGCGATGGAAGCTCAAATCAAAGAATTGGATTACAAACTACAGAGATTAGGTCTTCAAAAGACCTAATTATTACCATTTATATGTGGATCATGCCATTTGTCCGCTTCCGGGAAATGGTGGCGCATCAGGCGCCAGGCTCCCATGCTGAGCATAGCCAAAGAAATGAACCATAGGAGTGCCCAACATTAATGAAGCTACACAAATGATGAACACTAGAAGACAAATCAGCAGATAGATGCGCTGAATATTCCATGGAATTGGCCACTCAAAAATTTGCGCTACCCAGGCAATAATCGCGCCCAAAAGTACAAGCACTGTTACCAGAAGAATGCAGTTCAGAACGCCGATTAGAATACCAGCTATACTCATATGACGCTCCTATTCTGTTGGCTGCGCTACAATATAAACTGGTACTGCTAATGCTGGATTTGCCCTATCTCCAACTACGCCTATTGGCGGAGTTCCAGATATCACCCAAATCGGTGTAGCTTTCTGAAGATTAGCTCTATCTCCAGTAACAGGTGGATTTGTAGTAACATAAACTGGAATAGCTTTTTTAGGATTAAGACCTGGTGGTGCAGAAGCTGCTAACCAAACAGGAACTGCTTTTTTCATATTGGCACGATCACCAACTCCAGCAGCAGGAGCATACCAAACAGGAACCGCACTATTTGGATTCTTATTAGAACTCATACTGGATTTCCTTGCGCATCAGCGCGCGGAATATATAAACCATTTTTAAATTGCTGATATTCACCCTGTCGTCGAGTAATAATTTCTGGAGGCTGATTCCACCAAAGCATAGCTTCTGCTGCGCCAGGTTTATCACCACTATTGAGACGCTCCAAAAATGTCGAACCAAGAAAATTAGTTGAACCAACATTGTAAAGAAATGAGCAGCAAGCATCAAATTCATGTTGTTCAAGATTGACTTTAACATATTTTATAACTTCATCACGAAATGTTTCTGAATCACTACGAAAGATAAATTCTGCTTGATTTTCAGTAATTACCATTCCTTGAACAACTTCTGGTGGACCAGCCGCGCTAGTATGACCAAGACCAATAGTGAGCACACCAGTTGAGTCAAGATAAGCTTCAAGACGTAAACCTTCGCGCATATGAAGACAATCGAAACCTGGACTGCTTAATGTCATTTCAGAAGGTTTTGGCATTATTCTTCTCCAGATCCAATATGAGGAATTTGTGGTGCTGCTTCCACACTCCCTTCATTTTGTGGCGCCGCCAAAGCTGCTGCATCCAATGTTATGCGTCCTTTAACAATGGCTCCAGATCCATGTGTAGGAACAGCGACCAATGGTGGAAATGTACATGGTGCCACTGTGCAGGGAGTTTGAGTTGCTGATTTGTTAGCATCAAATGTGCCAGCAAAAACAGCGCAATCTTGTCCTTTTTCATTACAATCTTCTTTGAATGGACTAGCTATAATGTCACGAATGGCTGTCATCAATTGTGTAGCAGCAGATGCTGGAATATGAATAAGTTGATAACTGGAAGCACTGTTACGAATGAAGAAAAACCCTTCTCCGTTCATAACTTGAGGAGAACCATCATCTATATTGACTAATTTACGAGCCATATCCTTAGTTGGAGCGCCAGGTAGCCAAACTTCAAATCCAAACAAGCGCCGCCCATATCCATCAGGGCCGTACCAAAGATTAGCTGGCGCGTCATACGGAATAATGCCATAACCAGAATTTAGACCCCAAAGATTGTTGAGATATGTACTTATATTAATCTCAACTACAGACTGTCCAGTATCTGGATCAAGTCTCGTAATATGCATATTTCCACTTTCACTGCCAACCAAAAGCACTTGTTGGCCATTATACATGACCTGAGTCAGCCCGCGCAATCCACTCTCACCTTGCGCTGCTAAAGGATCATCCCAAAATCGTTTCCAACGAGGTTGACAAACTCCACCTATTTGAACTTGTGTAAGGTTGCAGTTCCCAACAGTTCCATCTACTCTCTCAAAGATGCGCCAACATGCGCTAGCGAATATTCTGCCACGCGCCTCGGCAAAACCAGTAATACGTCCACCTCCTGAACACAATGGCAGATTCATATTTACTGTATTCAATTCAAGTTTTGATGCGCCATTTACAGTCCATTCAATAGGACTTACTCCTGCTGGACGATCATCAAGAAGCTGCCCGCGATATATTCCAGGTTTACCGCCTGCAAATCCCCAAAATTCATGCGCAACTTGATCATCATGAGTAGCAAATGCTCTAATTTGTCCATTTGGATCTAGATTGGTTCGTATCCATTTTCCATTTTCAAGGTTCTTACTGAATACAGTAGCGCCAGACCAAATACTGGCAACTAGCGTATCAATATTGACTGGACTATAATTTTTACTTGCTGCCCAATGAAGTCTAGCTAATCCGCCAGTTGTACCGTCGCCGAAATCAACTTCGTTTATCCATTTGCTTGTAGGAGAATCAAGACGAATAACGTGCGCTGTACCTTTTGGTTGGTTTTGGTCCATCCAGCTGCCAGTAGCAGCATAAAGTTTGCTATCAAAAACAGCAAATTGTCTGACTTCTGTTGCGTCAACAGGATCGCCAGAAGTGAAACTATTTTGCCAATCTTGAGCTGGCTGACAGTCACATTGAGCGACAGTAGCAGCATTGAAGGAAATCAAAAAAGCCAAAGTTAACAAGGATGTTTTGATCATGGTCTTATTCCCACTTTATTTCTTACTTCATCGCATGAGTCGATAACATTGATAAGTTTACCGTCTACTGTCTGAAGAGTACATTTGATATCATTATCGAAATGATGTTGCTGTGATTCTCTAGGCGCACGAATGCTGACAATTTCTTCTGGATTGACCCAAATAATTTGATTATCAGGGCCTGTCAATTGTACAAGAACAACTGTTACAATGATTGGAAGCATTAATTGTCCATTGTACGAGAAGTTTCTGTATGTGCTTGAATAGCATTTCCAATGATTTGAATTATTGGCATAGGATCAATAAATGGTCGCATAGCTCCATCTTGAGATCTTGCCAATATAATTGTGTTATTTAGCAAAATCATAATTTGATCTACTGTTTCTCCTGATAAAATGATATCAGGAGTTTTTGATTGATTCTGAAGCTTAAACGGTGTGTTCGCGTTCATATTTCCCTCTTATGCCAACTTGCCTTCCAAGATCTCGATGCGCGCCATTGCTTCTTGAAGTGCCTTCGTTAGACCAGCAAGTAATGTTAATGGATTAACAGATTGCACAATATTAGGCGCATCTTTATAGCCAGTTGCAGCAGCCGGAACTAAATCATTTTGAAGGTCATGCGCAATAAAACCCCAATGTTCTATATTATCTTCTCTAAATAATGGATCAGGTTCTTTTGATTTTTCTTCTTCTGATTCAGTTCCATTTTTCGCTGGTAAATTTTTAAGATATTCTGGCGGTGAAAATTCTTTTTGATTATAACTGATAGGATTAAGTGCTTTTACTTTTTCCCACATTGATGATAATGGTTTTATATTTCTCTTGATACGATAATCAGATGTCCATGTTATATATCCAAGTTGAACATTATTTACGTATCCATACAGGGCGCTAGTATTCCAATACCAAGCAATATAAGCACCTGTTGAAAAAGCAGCATACATAACACCAGTACCACCAACATTGATATTTGCAGCAAAATTACAAATGCTGGTATTACGATAAATCATAAATGGTGTTGCTAATATAGCATTATTATCACCCCAACTTTGAACATAGAAATGGCTTCCTTGATTATTTCCACTTTCAGCATCACCACTACCTACACATATATACCAGCGATTATTTCCTGGTGGTACACCAGTTCGTCCTATTATGAGATTATTATAACCATTTGGTCTATTCAGAATTAAATAAGAATTATCACTTCTACTACTCAATTGTATTTGTGCAAAACCACTACTTGTTGGATATAAGCCAATACTAGCATTTGTTGGTGGTGTAATATTAAGACCATTATTTATTTGTGTTGGACCACTAACAGTAAGTGCATTAGGGATTGTTACAGCGCCAGTTTGGCGAACAATTTGAAACGGCCAATCTATGCCAACGCCATTATCTCCATAACGAACAATGCAAAAATCAGAACCAACATTACTTCCAGTTTCTGCTGCGGAATTACCTGGACATACATTCCAACGTAAACTACCAGCAGTATAACTTAAAATTTCAGAATTTCTACCGGATGCTGGTTTATTTAAAGCAAATGCAGCATCATTATTAGCTGATGCATTAATTTGTACATTACCACTATTACGTGATATAGTAAATGATGCTAATCCAGCACCATTATTATCACAAGAAATAAGTTGAAAATCTGATCCTACGTTTCCTGAACCTTCGGCAGTACCATTACCTAACGACATAACCCAACGTTGTGAACCATTAGTTAATCCAAGTATATTAGTGCCACCACCGCTGGCACCTTTATTAAGATTAATTTGTGCTGCATTTGCACCAACTGAATTAATATAAATAACTGATACTCCAGCTACTGCTTGTAATGTAATGTTACCTGGATTACTATTAAAATATGCACTTCCATTATTTCGATTAATTTGTAACCATGTTCCAAGGGCCACACCAGTATCTGACATTCCAATAAGTGCGAAATTAGATCCAGTATTAGATCCACTTTCAGCTGTGGAATTGCCTATCTGCATTTGCCAACGACCAACTCCATTGTTAAATGAATTAAGAATACACATATTGGCCCCTGGTGCCTTATTCAGACCAATACCTGAACCACCAGGACTCGCAGATGGCGTAACAAGTGTCGCGCCATATGCATTACAAAAGAAACCACCAGTTGGTCTCCACATAAAAAATGGAGTTCCTAGCAGCGCTCCTGTATCATCGTAAGCTTGAACTGTAAAATCTGATCCTACGTTACTGCCGCTTTCTGCGTTTGAATTGCCTAATAATATTGTCCAACGATTTTTACCACCTGTTTGCCCCCAAATAGTATTTGATTGACCAGCAGCTGGTTTGTTTAAAGTAAGATTGGTAGTACCACTACTAGTTGGCGCAATTGTTAATGCACCAGTCATAGTATCGCCAGTTTTTCTTACAAAAAGAGGATTATTATCAACGTATTGTTTTGTGGCTGCTTGTAATGATTGTGTTGGATCAGCAGCAAGAAAAGCTTGACCAGTTACATTCAAAGTTGATAATATAGAATTTCCATTGACTATTAAATTTCCAGTAACAGTTCCACCGGCAGTTGGAAGATAATTATTGAATTTGTTTAAAACAGATGTGCCTTGAATAGCAACGTCTTGCGCATTGATAATACCAGCTCCTAAATTACCACCTGTTGGACTTCCAAGAACAACGCCTTGTGGATAATATATATATCCACCATATGTAGTCCATGGTGAAGGAATTGGTAAAGGACCACCTGGTCCAAAACCAAGAAATTGGACGTTTAGTAGATCTGGTGATGGAGGATAATTTGACTTCATTATGTTGCCCACATTACAGCAGTAAATTGATGACTAGCGCTGACAGACGCAACACTCACAGCAGTAGTTGTGTTTGGAATAACAGAGTAACTTTGACCAGGTTGCAATGCAATAGTTGTCACATTTGCTTGCAACGTAGCTGGTCCAACTTGATTTACATACAATACTTCAGCTGTAGACAATCCTTGATCTGATGCTGTAACAGGATTAACAATAAATCCTCCAGCTTGATTAACATCAATAGCATTAACTGGTGTTCCTGCTGTTGATGATGTTTGAGTAACAAGTCCAGCAATCGGTGTTGACATTTTTATATCCTTTTACACAGCATAACCAGGTTGTATGATAATGCCTGGTTGTGATCCTGGAATAGCTGTATTGGGATCGCCCTTTTCTGTTACAATACCACCTGTTGATGAAACATAATACTTAGGTCCAACAGGTGTACCACCAGTAAAACTGGCGCAACCATTATCCAAATGTATAAATGTTCCACCACTAACAGCCTCAACTGTTCCAAGTGAAACAGTTGGTGTTCCTTGAATATTGATCGTGCAAGTATTATTATAAAAAATATTATGATCTCCTAATCTCACATATGAATTTTCACCAGCAGCAATAATTGATTGACAAGGAACTGCACCAGTATACAAACATGCTCCATAAATCAAAAGAATACCAGCAGCGTCGCCAACTATTGCAGTTCCACCTCCAGGCGCTACTGGAGCTGTAAAATTACATCCTTGAATAGTCAAATATCCACCAGATGAGGCGCAATTATCATAATAACTCTTAAATGTAAATCCTTGAATCGTAATATTGGATGAAGAATATGCAACGCAACAAGATCCATTTGTCATTGCATGTGGTGGATAAGCAGCTTGGCTACTAGATGTAGAATCAATAACACAATTTCCAGGATTAGCAGCATTACCAACAATATTCCAAGAAGCAATATAACTTCCAATATCTCCTACACAATCAACATAAGTTCCATCAGCTACACGTATAGTGATTGTATTTTGACTAATATATCGTTGCTTAATATTATACATTCCTCCAGAAATTGTTCTGAATGCTGCTGCTGCCGTATTAGCAAAACCAGAATTGGTATCGTTACCAGCAGGATTAACATAAAATGTGGTTTGTGGTGGCGCTGCCGGAATTGGTGGTACCATTGCAGTGAAGCTAGCTGAAGCTCCGATTGCACTGCAAACAAAAATCATTTCCTCACTTGAAACAAGATTACCACCAACCATTGGTGATCCATCTTGTCTTGTAACTGGCACACCTGCTGCGCCATTCAATTGTAAAGTAACTGGACCTGGATTAGTATTATTAACTTTGATATTGAATTGCATTCCAACAGCTAAAGATGATGGAATAGGAGTAGTGGCTACAACCAAAGTTCCTGGAGTAATACTTGTATCAGCGCCTACATAAATCATAGATGTTGATAATGGACCTGCTCCAGATTGAACAAAAGCGGCTAATGTACCAGCTGTAATAGCATTAAGAATGATATCTCCAGAATTCCAAGCTCTAGCTGTTGTGTTTTCTTGAGAACGCACAATAGTGAAATTATCACTACCAGAAGCATGAGCAGTACATTTACAAATTTCAGTCACAGTTTTAGTCAATTGATCATAAAAGGTGAGCATAAAATAATCAGTACCAACATTAACTATAGTTGGAAATAAAGATCCTGATCCAGATGCAACTGAAACAGTTGTACCTGTAGATGATAAACTACCAGAAACTGTCGAGTTAGCGTTGTTTGTCCAAAGGATAGACATTCACTGGTCCTAACCTATAGTGCAGCCAAAATCAAACTGGAACGGAGTTTCAAGTACACCAGATTTAAGAGCTTGCTGAAACAAACTCATATAAGGTAATGGTGAATAAGTTGTATAAGTTGTTTTAATATCATTTAAACTAACAAATCCATGTGCATTATCAAATGGTGTAGTAATACCATTAAGACCAAGAACATTAGGTATTGCTCCACCAATTACAGTTCTTTTGCCCAATACAAAACGAATACAACAACTGTAATTAGCACCAAATGTAATTGATATTTGATTTGTTTGATCAATTAATGGACTTGTTCCATTTTCTCCAAATAAAAAGCGCGCAATTCGACGTTTCATCCAACGTACATTACAATATTTTCCATCGCCTTTTTGATAATGCCAAGTAATACATCTCTTATAAGTATCATCAGAAGTAATATATGCGACTTGATCATTAACTAACGTAAATCCATTAATAGATTTTGGTGGCATAAAATTCGGACCATAAGTATTGAGAGCACCAACTGAATTTATAAGACCACTAGAAATTACTGGACGTCCATAACCATAAATACCTCTACCAACCCAATCTAGCAGCGCTCCATTGATTATATCACCAGTATAAATTGGTAAATTAAGTGCGTTGAATGTATCAATATAATTTTGTTGCATAGAATTTTGAACACTTACAAATTCCTGTAAATCATCATCATCGCTATATTCTTCATATAAATAACTAGGTATGACTTTTGTCATACCAACAGGCGTCTTAGGTGGAAAAACTTGTTGTGCGCCACCACCACCGGGCATACCAGGTATTGGTAATGGTGTTGATGGCAGAGGAGATTGGGCTATAAAAATTGATGAAAATTTATGTCCAGAAGTTGTAGCATTAACCCAACATTGAGAACCAACAGGGACTATGAATATTTGGCCTGGAGATAATACAGAGCATTGAAATGGAAAACTAGGGTCTATATTAAATGTACCAAGTAAACTTATATAAAGATTTTCAGCTATATCAAGATTTTGATCTACATTAGAATGTGGATTTAAGATATATCCTCCACCTGCATTAAAAACTGCTGTAGCAACTTGAACAGCAGTACCTCCTTTTAATACAAAGGAGGTAAGTCCTGGTGAAAGTCTATTAGTCAATTTCCTACCTCAGATATTGTTATCTGAGTTAAATCAGTATAAAAATAACTAAATGGATCACCAAATATAGATTGAGTTCCCGGAGCAGGATTAGTTGAAACATTATCAATATAGATAGTCCAATATAAACCAACAATAGCTTCTGGTGGAAGAATATTTTGAATTGAACTAAGAAATATTTGTGTCATTGTATTTATGTTAAGTGGAGTTGTACCAACAGGCAAACTATTGATATAATCAACTAATGCAGGCCCAGCAGCTTGTGCCATTGCAGTTTGACTAACATAATTTGGAGAATCAGTTAACCATTGAACAGTCATAGTTATTGTTTCTTGTGCTGGTATAACATATGGAATAATATAACTATCTGGATAATCAACAATAGTTGGTATTTGATTAATTGGATTAG